TATTTGATATATAACTTACGTTATTTATGATTATATAAGCCTTTATTGATACCCGAATATCTATATATTATGATATAAGATTATTAATATTAGAAGGATATGGAATAAAATGGAGGGAAATGGGAGATTGGGGATCTGAGGCCCTTATCGTAATCTTATAATACATGCCCCCTATCATAATATTTATAATATGTCAATAGTTTTGGGCATATATTTATATATTCGTAATGTTTTTTTATATTAATATATTAAGAAATATGCCCATTTATTTTGCATAATTCTGGGTATATTTTAATAGATTCTTAATACTTTTTAATAGATAGTTATATGATTCTTCCAGATAATATGCAAATAATATTACATTTTATATATGATCATAATATATAGGTCCTTTACAAGAAGGACTATATTCAATTGCACTTTCTACTGCTATTCTTAATCTTTTGTTTATATCTTTATACCCGCGGGTTGTGTATAGGGATCCAAAGGCTATGGTGCCGCCTGATCCAATGGCGCCTTCAGTGATCTCATTAAGTTGAAAGTCAGAGGAATCAAATTCAAAGAGGCGGCCGCGTACTGCGATCAGAGCCAGGATGCCGCCATCCTTATCATCGGCGGGGGAAGTAGAAGGAGAATATATACCCATAGCATTTTTAAATACTTGACAAAATTTAGTTCTTAAAAATCTAGTTAATTCTTTTCCATTATATCCAGAAGGATCTGGAAGATCTATAGAATGTAATAATTGTCCTAATCCAGTTTCTCCTGCATATCCTATTAAATATTTTCCATTTTTTTGTATCTTAGGATCTATAATAGATATCATAATACTTTCATCAGATGCCCCGCTATCTGCCGCCATAAAAACTTTACGCGGGGTAGAAAGAGAATCTACTATTCCTACTATACAAGTCATAATATATACACCTTTTGATTAAAATATATTTATATTAATAATACCATCTATATGACTTATAGTCAATATATGGATATATATCTATAGTTCTTAATACTATTGTGGGAATTATATATACCCCTTCTTAATACTTTTGGGGATTTATCTATTGACTTCTTAATGCTTTTATGGTAGGATGTCGGGCGCCCGCCCCCCTTGAGGGGAGGAGAGGATCGTTAGTCCTCTGTGTCCTCATCCCGATAAACTGACTCAGACCATAGGTCGTCAAGGTTAGCGTAGTCTTTATTTGTGTCTACCTCTAGCAGTTCACACATTAACGAATAAGTCTCGTCAACAACCTCTTGACCACTATTCTTTAACTCAGCCATTTCAGAATTTACAGATATAGCCAAAGGGATACCTAAATCGTTATAGGTAATAAAATCAGCGTGTATTTTTTCGTCCATACACTTTTTGGCAAACTCTTCTATAATTTGACATTTAGTTAATGTATTCATTTCTGACTACCTTTCCGTCTCTAGTCGCATATTCTTTCTTATCTCTTGATACTACCAGAATTTCATCTGATAAGTCAAGTCCTTTTCTTTCAATCTGGTAATTTATGCCGTCTGCCAGATTCTTTGCATTTGCCACAATCCCCAAGTGCTGGTTCGTCAAATGGTCAGGAATATCGTACTTCCATTGATTAAGTGATATCCGACTATCAGATAGAACATTAATGATAAGCCTTGCAATTTTTTCTCCTGAAATAAACAATTGTCCACACCTTTTCTCTTTAGTAGTTTAGCATTTTTGGCAAAGCCTGTCAAGACCTTAGCCGTCATATTCTTCGATCATTACTATCTTAAGATAACTGCCATCGGCCACCGATATGGTCTTGGTCTCATCATAGTTATCTAAAACTATAATATCCCAACCATCGGGGGTATCTACTAAATTAATAACTTGAAATACTTCTTGCTTGATTTTTATTAGATCCCCGACTTCTAGGTAGTTAACTAGAATTCGATCTATTACTTTATACTCTTCCATCGTTATCATTATATCTCCTATTCTTTATCTAGTTGTACTTCTACGAAATAATTATCATCATATGGTTTTTCTGTAATAAAATACCCGATTCTATTTACAAAGGACCAACTGTTAGTGATTGTGGGTTCTCCATCATCACCGTCTAAATACGTCCATATACGGTTTGGGTCTTGCTGGCCAATAGCAGCCACATGGTCATACTCAGCACCATAGGTCTCAAACATAAGACCACCTGAACCATCGTTAAAGGAAGCATTACTATCTAGATGGTTTACCATTGGTTTAAAATGGTGTTCCCATTCTTCTATAGTTAGTATTACTTTGTTATAGTTAGGTGAGTCTGGATTAAGATCTGGGTCCAAACAACTACACAACTCGTTGCCACAGAATTCACAGCAGTCTACGAATGTATCACTCACTGCCATCATCCTCGTATTGGAAGTCGATTCTGCATTCATCAAGTGCTCCGTCAGCATATTGAATGTGGTCCAAGTAATTCATATCCATGTGGTCCTGAATTGCTTGCTCCAATTCATCAGTGTCATCGAAGTCAACCATATCTGCAAACTCTGGATAAATATCCTGAATCTCTTCAGCAGATAAAACTACAGTTGACCACATTTGAAGATGTAGTTCTACGCTATCTATTACTTTAGCCATTTGTTCTCTTCTCCCAGTTTAGTCGGTGCCACTGAATATCATATAACAAGTTAGACACTTCTACAAGTGCGTCCATTCTTGCACACATGATATCCAATTCTTCTTTTGTCCAAGTAGGCAAGTCCATTCGCCATGATAGGTCAGCCATAAGTATCTTTAATCTACCTGATAGTATTTCATCAGTAGATATATTATATTTAAAGAATGCTTCTAACTGTGCTAAGTCTTTATCTTTATCTTGTGTTTCTTCTACCATGCTGGTGTCCACCCTTTCGGAGGTTCTGGTGTTGCTTCTTCTTGCATTGCTTTGATAGTAGTTTCATTTGGAACGTAAACATATTCATCCCAATGTGAGTCTACTTCACCTTCTTCTATTGTGCAACCCTCTGGCATATCTTCTGAACCCCAGTAGGCGTCATAGACTTTCTCTGCTGTTGCTTCATCTGGTGCTTCTATGTGATACCACGTACCCGATAGGACATTAAATTTGGGCATTTATTCCTCCACCTTAATCATATAGGCTAGTACCTCTAGACTATTACAATTAACACAATCACAGTCTGGCATATGACCCTCTACTTTGTCAAGCATATCCGTAAGTATTTTTGAGATGGGTGTATCTAGATCAAAATCCATAATGACCCTCTCTAACATAAAATGAATAAGCCTGGGCAAATCTATTCCATACTCTTAATCCATCACAATTTTTACAATAAAATGATCCTGGAATATCTGAGCATTCCCATTGACAATTGTCACCTTGTTTTGTATCATACCAACAAAGATCATTTACCATGATTGTGTTCCTGTTCTCATATACCATTGAACATAACATGCGTTACATCTCATATATGCTTTTATTCTACCCAAATCTAAATCACAGTCTAAACATTTATATTCCTGCATCTGTAAACCTCTTTTCAATTTCTTTTACTATGTCATTAGTTAATCTATCATTAATCTCATCTAAATTAAAGTCCCAAAATTCCATTGCTTGGTCATGAACAAATCTAGTAACATTCATCCATGCTGTTTCACCCTTAAAACCATTACGACCAAGCCCAACAATATTATGTCCATGTAACTTTACTTTATAGTCAGCCCAAAAATCTTCGGGGTTGACAAAAACTTCTAATCCATTTTTACTATATATACTTTTATACTTCTTATCCATATATCCACCTTAATATAGTTCCACCATTAAAAATACTATCATCTTAATGGGGATAGGTCAAGGGGTTTCTTAAAGGTGTTCTTAATACACACAAAACGGACACAGGGCGCCCGCGAGATCCTGGAATTAAAATAGCCCCCACAGATTAAGTGAGGGCTAGGTGAGCAGTTTCCTCAGACATGCTCAGGTCAGTTACCTTTTATTGGTAATTCTTATTTAACGCCAGACAACTCTTTAACGGCTCTAAATAATTTATTCTTTTCTGCATTTTGCATAGCGTCAAAGCCAGAGGCAGAGGCAAGAGTATTTTCAGAGTCGGTCTTGCGTGACTTGAAGTAATCTAAGCGCTCAGTTAAAGCATTGAACATGCCCCACGCTGTGCCTTTGATGTTTGCATTAGTAGGTGAGTCAAAATATAAGTCATTAACTAAACTTATTTTATTGTCCCATTTAGTAACACTTGCTTTTTTATCCTTGTCGGGCTTTGGATAAATTGAAGTGATTATATCGTAGACTTGTTTGTCGTTGATTTTTGTTTCAAATAAGGCTTTGGCTTCTGCTTCGAAGTCGTCCATATATCTGATTGTTAATCCAAGAGCCTCGCGAGCAACTTGAATCTTGCCCTCAACAGTTGCTGTGTGGCGTAGTTTGAAAGATTGCTTCACGCTACCTAGAGCAAGGTTAAGAGTATTTTGACACACAACTCTAACAGGTGTGATACTTGCTTGAACAGCAACTGAGCCGTCATGTGAAGTATGCACTAGGAGATAAGTTGTTGTCTTATCATTAGCACCTTGTGGGTCTAATGTGAACTCTTTTGGAATAGTTAAAGAACCGAACACGACTGTGCCATCTTTAATTGAACCAGCAGATTCCCAACTTGCACCACCATGCAATAGGTTATCTCCAAATTCAAATAATTGTTCATTTTGAACAACTTTGTATCTTTCGCCAACGACACCTAAAATATCTGTGCCAGAATCAAAAGGGTTAGTGCGTGTCACATAGTATGATGATTTGTGACTACGATAGTTGTCGGGATTTTGAATTTCCTCTAACTGTATATTCCAATTAGATAATTTTGCACTATCTAACATTGTGCTAGTGTTAATGTGTTCGTCCTTATCGAACAACACATTTGCTAGACCATGCCAAGCAGGTTTGCCTCTCAAGGCAAAAGCAACTTGTCCGTCTTTTTCTTCTAAGGCATGTGCCATAGTATTTCCTTTCGTTGTAGATATATTTATCTTATATTAAGCCTATGACAATGTCAAGCATTTCGGGATAATTTTTCTTGCTTCTTAAAGGTCTAAATCGGACATTTTGCGGGCGCCCTGGATCCCGCACACCCTACGAATGCGGTCCAGTGGATCCTGCTGCAAGCGGAGCGGCCTGCAGCATTCATCCCCTACCAACTAGACTGATATTGAAAATCCCATTCTTCGGGGTATTCATTTAAAATCTTTTCTATTTGTTCTATAGTATCTTGAATGTCATACCAATAGAATTCATCGTATTCATATGAACCAAAGAAGAACCCCTCTTGCCTTGGCAATAAAGTCTTTGCCTCTTCTTTATGCATTAATACTAGTTTACAATTATCTAATAATAATTGCAGTTGGTCTCGTGTTACACGATACTCTTCGCAGTTATCGTTACCGTCCTGTACGTGGTCAACAAACCATTTATGAATCTGATTTGCTTTTCTCCAATAGGCCACCTGTACTTGTAGCGTTGCAGTATCAAGTGCAAACGGTGCCTCTTGAACTAATTTATCATATAGGTCTTGATTTTTAAAACCATTGAAAGCAAATTGTCTTGCGTATAGATACATATCTAATCCCATTTAGTTTCCTTAAGTAGTAGGGTTGGTGAGCAGTTTAGCAACATGCTCAGGTTGTTTTGGCTACCAAGTGTATGGAACTAATATCCATGTATTTGGTTCTTGCCAAAATCTATAAGTAGCGACTCACAGATTGGTAAGTTGAGGTTGAGACTACTTCCTCATCTGACATACTTAGAACACGAATTGCATTTGTTATTTCTGCAAGTCTGTCCTCAAAGCCACCAATATAGTTGCGACCATATCCACTTGTTTGGAAAGGATTTTTTGGTGACTCTGGTTCTGCTGGAATTTTATCTTTTGGAACTTCTACTTCAACATCAACTCTGATATTGTCGTCATTGTGCCAAGCATTTCTAACAGATATAGTCTTTTGCTTATCTTTTACTGAGTCAAGATGAGCATAAGCAATTTGGGCTACTTTGCTTTTCCAATCAGCATAGTCTGACTCATGCTTACTGACTAACAACTCATAGTTCATTTGTGCATTTTGCATTTCTTGAACTTTTACTTCTAATGCTTTGATAACCTTAGTTCTGGCTACCTTTACATTTATCGCTTTTCCTGCCATTTGATTTCCTTTGTTTTGTAGGGGGATACTGCTAATGAAAGGGGACAGGGTTGCCCCCTCTCAATCTTATTTATTTCTTTGCTGTCCAAGTAGTATATCGTGTTTGACCATTAACATCAAGTTTTACACGGATATTGCCATTTGGTTGTGGAATTAACTCTGTGATAATTCCTTCTGCTTTTGACTTTTGTGTAACGAACTTATCGCCCACCTTAAAATCTGCAACTGCTACTGACATATTTTCTCCTTAATTGTTGTTGTATCCAATACTAACATTTTTATCTGACATTTACAAGTGACATTATGACATTTTTTCTGTGATATATTTCACACAGGGGGGGGTTGACAAGCACCTTAATAATGTGATAGGATACGCCTGCGGCTCGGGCCTTTTAGCAGATCACTGAATTAAGAATAAACAAAATAAACACCAGGCAACAAAATAAACTAATTTCATTTTTTAGTTGCACTAAACAAAATATTATTCCTTCCAACTACACATTGACTACATTTTACACATGCACTGCCACCCTTGTCAATAAGAGGAATTTTTTTATTATTCTCAGGACATGGAACACCCTTAGCATTAACTAAGTTAAGTAGTTGTTCCTTACCCATTGCAAATGTATCTGCAAGATATGCTAATTTAATTCCATGGTCAACAGATAACACTTTAGCATTGTCTGTATTATCGCTATCTGTAGAATAGTATAAGGATAGATTAGGTAAGTCTTTTAGAATTAACGCTGCAGACATTACTCTTGTATATACCCAAAATTTTATTGTAGGGTTATCTTTAATTATTGAATACCAGGCATTAGTATATGTATCATTGAAGAAATCTCCGTCCCAGTGAATACGGAATAATTTTTCTGCATTGCGTTTATCACAATCTTTAACAAAATCTTTTATCATGTCATCTAACAATAAATACATTTGAGTGTAGTTAGCGTCTTTAAGTAATTCCCAATTATGCAATAGGTTAGCCTTGACAGCCTTGTATAGTTTTTCTAGTTTTCCTGCATAACATACTTTCTCACATATGGATGTAGCACCAGGACAGGAATAGTTTTTCCCTGCAGGTAGGCCAAAAGTATTTTGAATAAGACTACCATTGCCTGCATTATTAACTAGGTTAGTAACTTTTCTATCGTGTGAGCGTTTTAACTTATTCATTTTCTTTTCCTTTATATTTGTTTTTTCTTGAATACTTTTTTTTATTAGGCATAGGTGTACTAGCACCAGACCTACGCAATTCTTGGATACGCCTAATCTGCTCTTTAGGTTTTTGGAAATAATTGAACATAGAATAAATATATCATATTAGACTGACAGGGTCAAGCAGGGGGGGTAGTGTGTCGTACGTAAAGCCTGTGGATAAGTTGTGGATGGCTCGGGCGTGGATCCTCAGTTGTTGCCAACAAAAACAAATAAATCAAATCTGGTTTCGTTATCTGTTTCAATAAAATCTTGTTCACCAAATTCATTTAGTGTTGTTATCTTGTAACCTGTTTCAGTATCTTCTACTGACACAATCGTTAGTAAATCATTTTCTACTTTGATTATGTCATTAGGCATAAGTTGGTCAGGGTATAAAATATCAGCGTGTACTAGTTCCATGCTTTTTATTTTAGCAGACATTTTACAATTCCTTATCATATCTATTAAGATATATAACAAATATATATAAGGCTATGCCTATTAGCACTATCTTTAACATTATTTGTCTCCATGTCTTGTTGTGGCTAGTTCAATAAGAGTGCTATTTTGCAATTCCGTCAAGAATAGCATTTGCATATTGTTTAGGAAAGACTTTCTCTGTTCCTTGTCATCTACCATTTGTTGCCAAACTTCGTCTGTTTCAATCCATGACCTAAGTGTGTTCACAATGAAATTGCGTTCTTCTACAATCTCATCTATTAAATCACTATCTAGTTCTTTATCAAATAACTCATCAACCATAGTGTGAATTAGTTTTTTAGGCATTTGTCACCAACTCTTGATACTTAAAACAAACTTCAATCGCTTCTTCTGGTGAATTAACTTTATTTATTTCTTCACTAAAAGCGTCTTCTAGTTTAGAATTTCCTTTTAGTATTGTATAAGTCTCTGCCATTAAAAATCTTGGGTCAGACATTTACTTTCTCCTTTTCTAGTTTTGTTAGTGCGTTTAAGTGCATTGTCATCTTACTACAATGCTCTGACAATCGCAATAGTTGTTCTTTTGTGCTTTCAGATAATTCAGCAAAATACGCTGTTTCATCTAAACAACTTTGTGCTACTAGTATTTTATCTCTTGCTGTTTCTAAGTGTGCTAACCATTGTGGCTTCATTATTGTTCCTCCTCGCAAGGTGGACACAATACACTTCCGTCATTGTATATGTGCCCTCCGTCTTCGTCATAGTTTATCTTAGTTTTACAAATATCGCAAGTAGCCATTAGTCAGTAACCCATCCCTCTTGTAGTAGTTGTTCTCGTCTAAACAGTAAAGACTCAGCATATTTTCTTGCTAAGTTCCATGCACCCTCTTGACGCCAACTTTTTGCCAGTTCTCCATTAACGATAACACTAGCATAAGAGCCGTCTTTACTTTCAAGAGTCCATAGTGTTTCATCATCATAGACTTTTTGCATATCACCAAATTGAGTGATAGCACCTTTCCACCATAGTTGAGTTGAGTTAGACATTTTCATAGTCCTTTCTGTTAATTATTTCTTGTATCTTACTATAGTATGCAGGGTGTGATTGTCTTGACCAACACACCTCACAAGTAGTCTGAAAGAATTTCTTTTCTCCATTACATATTTCGCATTTATGCATTTCTTACTCCTAACCATATTTCGCTTATTTTGTTATCTTTTAATTCATAGTCTATACCACAGGACAGACATAAGAACCAATCCTTATCTATATCTTTTGTTGTGTCATAGTCGTCACAGAATAAACATTTGATACCTTTCATTACGCACCCACCTTATCCATAGCACAATCATAGCAAAGGGCATATTTGTTATCATGCACAGGGGTATTCATAGGAATATCTGTTTCACATCTCCAGCATACTAAACTCATTATTTATTCCAACCTTTCATTTTAATTAACTTATCTAATTGTTCAATAGTCACTATTGCTTTTAGTGTACCAAGTAATGCATAGTCAGCCATTATGCTGTCATTGTATTGTGCGTTTAATTCACTATGAATTAAATCTATCTTATCCATTTTATTCATTTATTTATTTCCTTTCATTTCTGAAATCATTGCTAATGTAATTTCTAATCTTACAATATCAGAAGCCTCTGACATTTCTGTAACGGACACGCCGTCATTATCTATATCTACTATTTCTATAAAACCCATTTTTATATCCTAACTTTTATCTTATGCTTTCAGCCTACCACAGGGGTCTGACAAATTGGGGGAGGGGGGTCGGCGTGTCGTACGTAAATAAACAAAATGTCCGATTTTGCCCGACCCTGAGAGGGGGGTACTCACTGTCGTACGTAAAAGGTAGGCCATGATCAGCGAGGGCTCGGGCGAATTCACAGGTTATCCACAATGTGTATAACTTTATTAACATATACGGCGTGTTGCCTGTTGATAACCCTAAATTAGTTCATCTACAATTAACTTTGCGTTCATCTAAAAGGGTCAAAAATGTCAGACCCCCCTGCTAGAGTTAAAGTATGAAAGAAATTAAGGAGGTACAAATGGATAACAAAGTACCAGCCCATATATGGGAAGCCCTTGTTAGACTAGAGGAATCTAGACTAAGTGAGGAAAGTCACACAAAATAAGTGACTAACCTACGGCGTGTCGCCTTGACTTTGTCAGGGTAGCATGATAGGTTTAGAATATAACTAAATAGAGATGTGCAAGGGTATGAGCCTAGCAAATAAACCTCGATAAGAGGGTGAGCCTAGCAAATAAGACCCCCAAGAATTAAAATTAAATTAGATTAGATAGGATATAAATTATGATAAATACTCAAATAGTAGATGTTGCATGTGTATGCATGAGGTGTGAAACACCTATTACTCAAATGGTGCTTAGCACTAGATTGCATGAGGTAGCCTTATTGTGCTACGATTGCAAATTAGATAAATTAGTTACTAAAAGAAAGGTAAGTTAAATGATATCCTCAATATCCATTACTAGCGTGCTAAGTGACGGCTTAGATGTGCCGTTCATCTACGAAACACACTCTATTGCACACGCTTTAGAGATTATCCAAAACACTATTGCACTAGGTGCAGAAATAAGCGAGGTAGTTATCAAATGACACTAACACAACGAGGTAAGAACCTACGCCTAGTGGCATACACAATAGTGTTCACCATATTGGCTGTATTGGTTTGGCATAAGTATTTCAATACCAGTAATTGCGTAGATAAATACACAGCAGAGATACTATCTAACACTTTCCTTTATGGCGAGGGTATAGAAGTAGACAGAGCAATCACGGCTATATACAATCAAGGTGGGTGGGAAGAATATGACACAACAGGTGAAGTGTCTGTTATATTCCCATGCTTAGCCAATGAAGGTTTGGTATAGTTTGGCGTGTGTGTAGTGAAGTTGTTTTGATGGTGTGTAGTGAGTGCTCTAAAAAAGTGCTCACTATATTTTATTGAATTATTTTTTTAGATCGTGCATCGTACATCTGAACAAAATATTCAGATTTTGATAAAAATGGTTTTATAATATATTTACACGGCTCTATCAAGGGACATGATCTCTGAGAATCGTAAGCCCCCATCATCTGCTTAAAGCGTGTTGGGGGTTCTAAAATATAGGGTATACTTGACCTATGATTAATTTTGACGAGACGGTAGCCAAGGCTATCAAGGATGTTCAGACTACAGTTAAAGATGGTACTAGAACCGAAGGATCAATTGATGGGGTTCTTACCAATAAGCCAGTAAATCATGTTGATCATAGAGGAAGACTTTTTGAAATTTGGAACGGTACTGAAGACTTCTGGAAAGATCCAGTTGTATACGCATACATGTTTTCTATTGCACATAACACATCAAAAGGTTGGGGACTTCATTTAGAGAAAAAAGATAGATACACTTTAATTAGTGGCGAGTGTATAACAATTTTATATGATCCAAGATTAGATTCTCCAACATACGGAATGATTCAGAAAATTACATTGACTCCTCAAGGTATAAGACAATTAGTAATTCCAACTGGCGTGTGGCATATGAATGTTAATATTTCTACAGATGAAACATTTTTAATTAATCATCCAACACAGGTTTATCATCATGAGGCACCAGATAGATATTTGTTAAATTGGAATACTAAAGATATTCCTTTTGATGTTTCTAGTGTGTTTCCTAAAAATTATGCATCCTGTTGTCAATAAAGATGTTCTGGTTATAGTACCAACTCATTCTAGAGATCATACTTTTAGTTATACTGTTGAAAGTATATTAAATCAATCATATAAAAATTTTAACCTAGCCATTATTGGTGATGGGGTAGATGATGAATATAAAAAAAATATTCAGAAAATAGCGGATTCAGATGATAGGATATTTTTTTATGACAATGTAAAAACTAAACTTACTGGTAGGACTGGCGAGGTACATAGAAATCAACCAATACAAGATTTTAACCCTAAGTACATAACATACTGTGGAGACGACGATTTATTAATTTCTAATCATATAGAAAAAATGGTTGAGGAAATACAGGGTTATGATTTTGTACATCCTGTTGCTTACATGCTTAAGCAAAAAGGTAATAATTCAGAATACATTAACAGGTTCTTACAAAACAAAGTTGATTCAATATATATTAAAGCCTATAATTTTATATCTCTTACTGGCGTAATGCATACCAAAGAATTATTTGATAAGACAGATGGTTGGACAGCCGCTCCTAATCGCTTAGGCACTGATCATCACATGTGGTTAAAGTTTATGGACATAGAAGGTTTTAAAGGAAAAAGTTCTTTATTTTCTACTACTATTAAAATTAATCGTTCTGGCATAAAAATGCAACAAAAGGTAACTTTAAAAGATGAGTTAGAGTTTATTAAAGAATGGTCTGAGGCTATTAAGGTTGAAGGTTTTATAGAAAAATGGAACTCATATATTGATCAGGTTATTGCAAATAAAAAAGGTAACCCAGTAGTTTATAATATCAAAGAATAATAAGGTGTATACTGTAAGCATGGAAATGACTTCAGTTATTTTTATCTTAAGTGTAATTATGGGTTTAGCGTTTATTGCTAATATCTGGATAATCTGGAGTGACCGTGGCTGATTATTTATATAATGAGTTTTTTGAGGTTGTTAGTTGTGATTGTTGTGTGTACGATACTGACTGTGTAGGTCAACTTAAATTATGGGACGATAACGAAGAAAGACCAAACTAAAACTTTATTGACAGCCTTCTGCTTCGTATTGTTTCTTTAAAGTTTTTTCAAATATATCTTTATATCTCATATTAGAAAAATGTCCACACAAGTTTTCTTGAGTAGCAAACCATTCTTTATCTAATGGATTCTTTTCATCATTAATTCTTTGAGATGAAACTAAGAATATATCGTAGTAATCTTCATCTTGAAAATTAGAGTCTGGTCTAAAATGTACGTGATGTGATCCTGAGAACCATACGGCATCGTTAGCATCAGTTTGATATAAAGTATCTTCTACATAAAAATCCCAATCAACTGTTTTATTTAATTGAATTGTATTTGTTACATGCATTCTGTCGTGATGTTTGTCGCAATGTGGCATTAGACTTGGCATTCCAGCCTCATTGGTATATCTAGCAAAAAATACTCCTGGATCTCTAACTGGTTCACCCATTAATAGTTCCATCTTTGCTTTAATCTTATCTTTAATTGCTACAGGGTATTTAACTTTTCCTTCTTCATCTTCATTTAAAATATAAAATCCGTTATTTGAAATCTTTAGAAAGAAAGCCCATCTATCTCCTGCTTCATCTAATCCTCTTTGCATGGTTTTTACAACAACGTCATAAATTTGACCATATTCTTCAGCAGTAAAAAAATTTGATTCTAAGTAATGATCTGGCTTAGCAGGTTCAATGTGATGTGCTTTCCATTTTGGATCTAATGGTTCTTTTGCTATTACTTCTACATTTGACATATTTATCCTATTCCTCTGTTCCATTATAGTTCATTTTTTTATTGTATGTTTCTACGTCATACAACTTCTCCCATTGCAAACACCATTGTCCGTTTCTTTCATCCATAAGTTCTTTATGATCTGATGTAAGAACTAGGTTTTCCTCAGTGTCTTCTTCAAATTGACATACCATAATGTCATAGTAGTCGTTTTCTTTAAATTCAACGTCAGGTCTCCAGTGAACTTGGTGAGATCCTGAGAATAGGACTGCATCATTTTTGCGGGGTATAAATTTCTCACCTTCAACATATATATCCCAATCAAAGGTACTATCTAACACTATAGCAAGAGAGAACCTGGCATGGGTTAAGCCTCTGTCATAATGTGGCATAAGTAAAGGTTTGTGACCTGATTGTAAAGAGTATCTAGCATAGTGAGTTAATATTTCTTTTGTTTTTATTCCTAGTTCTGTTCCTATCTTTTTCCACAAAACGTTTTTAATTGTTTCATTAAGAAAAAGCGAAGTTGAGGTATATCCTAATTCGTCGATAACTCTAACATATTCTGGTCTTTTATTAAACACTGCTACTTGGCTATAAAGGTTTGCATATTCTTCTTCGGTGAAAAGGTTTGTGATTAACTTTGGTTTAAGATCTTCATATTTATTCATGCTCATATTTTCTCCACCAATCTGTACTTGCTTCTGCTCTGTTAGAAACCATTTTTTGCCAGTATTCTTCATCATCCAACATTAGTGGAGGATCGTTAACAAATTGGCAAAGCATAAAGTCATAGTAATCACCAGGGCCAAATTCTATTTTTGGTCTCCAATGTATTTGGTGTGTTCCAGCAAACAACAATGCTTGGTTTGGTTCAATTTCAAATTCTTCATCTTCAACAACAATGTTCCACTTAAGTGATGTGTTCAAAATTATAGTTAATGTGATCATTCCAAAATTTAAGATGGTATCAAAGTGTGGTTTAAGTGTTGGTGCAAAACCAGTTTTCCAAGTATAACGGTTATATATAAACGCACATTTTTCTGGGTCTGATTGTTCTATTTTGTAATGCTTATTAATTTTATCTAACATGACAGAATAAAAAGGTTCTTTAATATAAATGTTTTCAGCAAAATAACCCATAGGTTCATTTAACTGTACGTTACTATGTTCGTGCTTTCTGCTGTCCTCAACTAGTTTATACAAACCTTCATATTCTGATGGCGTAAAAAAATCGGGTATAACAACTGGCTTCAAATCAAAATAAGGCTTATCTTTATCTGGCCACTTAACCATTAACTAATAACACCATTGTCTTTTAACGTATCATATAACAAACCATTCATAAACTTTAACTGTTCAGCCCCTTGTTCAATGAACTGTTCCATTTCTTGGCTAGACATGGCACCAGCATCTACAAGACTTCTGTTATATTTATTTACAGTGTCACACATTAGTTGTACTGCTTCATCTCTGTACATATATACCCTTTCTCGGTCTTATAACTATTATAGCCTATGCTATAGAAAATAACCAGGAAGTTGACATGAGGGCATGTGTCATGCAAGGTTTGTCAATGCTAGGGTTTGTTACTTCTATTTGTCGGGCGACTTAACTACCGTTTAAAAAAATGTAAAACTCTGTTATAATTTTAGTTACGATGGAAATCAAAATGGCTGCCGAACTTATTGTGAGTATTTTATCCATAATCGGATCTCTCGCTATAGGCGTTAGATGGATGGTAAAACATTATCTCAGCGAACTTCGTCCGAACTCAGGATCATCCATGAAAGATCAAGTAAACCGCTTAGAGCAAAAGGTAGAAATCATCTATGACATCTTATTGTCGAACTCTAAAAAACCTTCTAAGCCTAAAAAATAATTTCGACCTATATATAATATATCTTTATATATAATATATATAAGATATCTAAGGTATTAGGATATGTTTTTTTCTTTATATATATTAATTATACACATTGTTTTCCTGGTCTAATATAAATTCCCTCACAAACCTTAAAAACCAATTATAACGATTTGATGAATTCTTTATTAACAACTTATCCACAAACCTTCTGTATACCTGGCATGATATAATTTTATATCTGACACCTGAGTAAATCTCGATACCCACCGTTTCTTGGGTGTTGGACTTTTAATTTTAATAAAATGATATAATGCTAATATGTGTACAACCGTAGAAAAATTTGGATCTGACCCCGCCACCCTTAAATGGCAAATAATTCGTGGAGACTCTTCTCTTATCAGAATTGACTTTTTACAAAACGATGAAACAACTCATTACGACACAACAGGATGGACTTACCTTGCCTCCGCATATGACCCTAAAACCGATATAATCGACCCTCTAACGGTCGTTTCAGGCTCAGGGTATGTCCAGGTAAAGGTAGACCCAAGTTTGTCTGCTTATTGGGGTTCTACGTACCGTTCTAGCGTTGCAGAACTTATGTTTGATTTAGAAGTAACTATCGACGATACAGTTTGGACACCAGTTATAGGAACCATCACAGTTCTTGGTGACATCAGTGGTACTTTATAATGCCAGTAATAAAAATTTCAAATGTTAAAAATGATTTACCGTCCGTTATAAAAATAACAGACTCAACAGGCTCAGAGAAAATAGTAAAAATAACAAAATAAGGAGACACTATGGCAATATCACGTAACATGGGTTTTCCTATACAAGAAAAAGAAAAGATCAGTGCTGTTGATCAAGAAACTCCACAATTACAATTTTTACCAGTTCCAGGCCCACAAGGATCTCCAGGACCACAAGGTGCGATGGGACCACAAGGTGCACAAGGCCCTAAAGGCGACAAGGGTGACAAAGGTGATGCTGGAATAGATGGTAAGAATGGTAAAAATGGTTTAAACGGTAAAAACGGAGAAAGTTATTTTCCAGTTTATAAACAACAACCAGGATGGGCTAGTTACGAAGATACCTCTTCTAAAATTTTTAGCATAGAGCCAACTAGAGGTGAAAATGGTTGGCATGATTTATATATTGCTAAAGAAAATATTTTAAAAAACCATTCATTTCTACCAGCAAATTGCAACACCTTCTACAACGAACAATCTAGAGCACTTACCTTTAGAAGTCTAGAAATTGGATCAACTGTTAGATTAAGTTATAATTTTTCTTTAGAGACTTTTATTAATAACACTGAGTTTTGGTTTGCTACCGTATACCCCGAAATAAACAAGTCAGTTTTAACTATGGTTGGATCTTTTAAATATCAAGGAATTTTTGATTTAACTGTTGATCAAACCCTGCACATAGAAGACAAAGCAATGTGGTTTAATTTTTGTAGACCTTATGCTAAATCAGATTTTCTCACAAACCTCACATTAAAAAAAATATATGTATCAGTTTCATAGCATGATATAATGAACTAGGAGGGTTTATGGCATTTCCAGGCACATACAACGTTAATTATTACAAGGGTGACCGTTATGAATTTGTTATATACCCCAAAGATGCTGCAGGCAACGTTTTTGATTTAACTGGATATACCTCTGCTTTTTCTATAGCATCCTCAACTGGAGCAGATCCAGATGAAGGTCCATTCGCAGCAAGTGCAGTTATTAGTAACGATAAGACAAAAATTACTTGTGTTATTTTTCCAGAATTAGGATCAATGTTTTTAAATGCAGGAACTACATACTATTACGATGTTCAAGTATCAAATGGAGTAGAAGTTGTTTACACACTTCTAAAAGGAACAATTAGCGTAACAGCAGATGTAACTGGTGCATAATGGCTGACGTAGTATTGACCACAGATGAACTTTTAGTATTAAGCGGACCAAGTAGTGTAAACGTAGAAGTAGATTTTGGACCTGAAGGCGAACGTGGAAGTTTATTTTATGTATCAGTGGGAAATCCAAATACAGCACTTACTGGACAAACCCCAAAAGCAAAAGATCTTTGTGTTAATGTTTTAAAAACAGATAACGAATACTCATATGTATATCAATATAATTCAGATGGTGCTAACGGATTTCAGTGGTATCCAATAATTAAATTAAGTCCACTTCAATATAACAAAATTTTAACTGGAACATTTGTTGATGGATCTAAAGTCTTTAACATTCCTGTAAATTACATTGTTGATGAAGAAACTTCTCAAACCTTAACTAGTGCAAATTTTAATATTACTTATAGTATTCCTAATAGTAATCCACTAGCATCTTCCATAGAAATAGGTTCTTTTACTAATGACCCAATAAGTGGATTACAGGTTATACCAGTAACTGTAAACGCTATTGAGTATGCTAGTTCTACCTGGCAGAATTTGACTGGCGTAAAAACAGTTCATTTTGTAATATCTATCGTGGTATAATGAGGAAGGTGATGAACAATGGCTGATGTTAGCATAGGAAATATATATTCCACTAAAGTTCCAGGTTATGAAGATGCCGCAGATATTCAGTCTGCCTTAAGAACATACCATTACGGATCAAGTGCATATGATGAAACAAATTCTAATGCCGCAGCGTTGGTTAACCCATCAATTGCTTATCATTTAAAAAATATTCAAGACTCAATTGATGCATTAGAAGAATTAGGAACAGGTTCAGTTGTTTCAAATACACAACCAACCACTGTTCAAGAAGGTTTGTTATGGTTAGATATTGATTCAACACCAGGAAGCACACCAGTAAATCCAACAGCAATTTATACATCTATACAGCCAGCAACACCAACAGATGGAACGCTTTGGTGCGTTAAAGGTTCTAGTCCACTATTATTAAAGATTTATAATTCAGCAACATCTACATGGAATACTATAGGTGCATAATGGCTGATAACATAATTTTAAAAGAAATAGCAATTGCAAAACTAGTTGCATTAGGTTTAACAGAAGAAGAACTTAAAGCAATAGGGATTGGTGAATAATGCCATCATTAAATACTACTGGTAAAACAGCATACGTATATGATCAAGGTACAGATACTTTTTATGCAATTGGTGCAAATACAAATACCGCTGCAAACTATGTATGGTCTGGAACACAACAATTTCAAAGCAATGTTACATTTTCAGATACAAATGCGGTAATTACAGCAAAGGCTGGAATAAACAACTTTTTAAATCCTGCAGCAAGAGACGCAGCATTGGCTTCACCAGTAAGAGGAACAGTTTGTTTTGTTAGACAAACCGCAGGTGCTGTAGCAATTAATGATTTGCAATTTTATAACGGAACAAATTGGATATCTTATGGTGGTTTGGTTACTTTTAATAAACAGGCTGGTAGCGGAACACAAAATTATGATTTAACATTAAACGATATTGGTCAAAGTATAACTTTTGACTCTACAGGAACATGGACAGTAACTATTCCTCCTAACTCTGGAGTTGCTTTTCCAATAGGATCAGAGATAGATGTTTTTAGAATGAATACTGGATCTGTTACATTTGTTCAAGGTGTTGGTGTTACTTTAAACAGCAAAAATGGAAACAAATCTATTGCAGCAAGGTACTCAGGTGCATCCTTGTTTAAGTTTGATACAAATACCTGGCTTCTAGTCGGCGACTTGATCGCATAGGGGTTTGCTATGGCATTATTTGGAAAACTAGTTAAATACGTTGTAGCAAAAGGAATGAAACTACTTCCTAATTTTATTGGAAGAACAAGTGCACAAGCCCAAACAGATGTTGTATCAGAGGGATTTACTTTAGGAAATGTGATTACTTCAGTTTCTGGAGAAGAAGCAGAACTTGCAAATGATGGAAAAGTTGTTGAACAAATTCCAGCAGTAACAACACCAGCAGACTATGAAACCCCAGTTAATTTAACAATTAGACAATTTACATTTACTCCTTTTGGAGTATTTGGATTTTCTCCTTTTAACGTGTTTGGATTTTCTCCTTTTAACGTGTTTGGATTTTCTCCTTTTAACGTGTTTGGATTTTCACCATTTAGAGTATTTGGATTTTCACCAACATACTTCTGTATAGATGAAGAAACACCAGTACTTACTAAAAATGGTTACATGTTGGCTAGAGATATATCAGTTGGAGACATATTAATAACTAAAACTTTTGATGACATGCCAATTTTAAATCATGATGCATTACAAGAATGGTCTTCAGATAAAGATAAAACATATAATACTGTAGAATCTAAAGTTATTAAAATAAATGAAAGTGAAGTAGAGTCTACCGTGATTATTAATGGAGATAAATATAAAAGATTTTCAATACAAGAAGATGTTCTTATTTTAAGGGGAGATAAACTGATTTTTGTTATTTCTTCAGAATTAAAGTCTGGAGATCTAATAGTAAAAAATCCAGAAGAATCATTAAATGATGGACCTTTATATCAAGTTAGATCTATAGAAATAGTTAAAGAAAATAGAAAAGTTTATGATTTTGTAAAAGAACCATTTGGACTCATGGTTGCAGATTCTTTATTGGTCTATAACGCTTATCCAATAGATTAATCTTTTGGAAATTGATACATAAACTCTCTAGTTTTTGATGTAATACCTTTCCAAGGTCCCCAATCACTACCACCATTACTCATAATATAAGCAACTTGACAATTGATCGAAGGATTTAAAAGTTGGCTGGTGTAATCTAGATTATATTTTTCTTTTCTATCATCATTAAGATCACCAATCATATTTATTTGAAATAATCCGTATGACTTGTCTCCAGTGCTTTTATTGCCATTAAAAGCCAAAGAATTACCCATTGATTCTTTTTTAGCAATAGCCCAGGCTTCAACTAGGTGTTTATTTTCAAAACCACAAGCAGACAGCAAAGTTTTTAATTCAACATCAGTAAGTTGTCCTTTATCCTGATATTCAGCAAGGGTCCTTACATTATCTCTAGACGGTTTATCTAAGTGATCTGGCCTAGAAAGCAAAAAAACCGCCTCAGCGGTAAATGTTGCATATTTATCATTTTTCAGGTTAGTTTCAACACCTTGAGCATTAGAAATATTCAAGAATACTGAAGACAATCCAAGACTTGCGAGCAATCCTATTAAAAATTTTTTATTTTTTTTCATAGTTCTCTCCTAAGAAAACATGACACCATTGGTAGGTGTCATATATCAAGTATAACATCTATTTGCCAGCAAGTCAAATCAAAAATGTCATATTAGTAAGATAATACAAAAAATTATTTAAAATGATATAATATTTATATGGCAACAGGTCAATCAAGCATATATAATTTACCATATCCACAAGTTGATGATAGCGTAAACGTACATGGAGATATTGCTTCTTTAGCAACTTCATTAGACAATACACTTGCTGGACTAGGTTTGTCTTACATGAAACTAGATGTAATTAATACATCTGGAGGATCAATATCAGCAGGATCTCCTGTATTTATTAATGGTCATGATTCAGGACAAGATTTAACAACTGTAGGCAAAGCAATTCCTGCAACCACCTCTCCAATATTAGGATTATTAAAATCAACAACAGCAAATAATGCACAAGGTGTGTGTGTTGTGTCTGGAGTATTGCCAGATGTTAATACATCAGAATTTACTGCAGGTGATATTTTATATGTAAAGACTGGTGGAGGGTTAACAAATGTTAGACCAGCCAATGGTGCAGGTGCAGTAGCAGTTTGTGCTTATGCAGATGCATCTAATGGAGTCCTTGTAGTTACCGCTAAAGGTAACGGTACTTGGGGAGCATTAAAGAACGGTCTTTCATAATTATTTCTTCAAACATGATATAATTGCAATATGGCCATTCTTAGAAACTCCTCTCAAGATTTATATAACGTAGGTGCTAAACCCCCAACTGTTAAGTGGACAGTAGTTCGTGGAGACACTTCAGCATTTAAAGTTTATGTAACAGATGATCAACAATCTCCTTTAATTATAGAAGATTGGAACATTGCTATGAAAATTAAAAGACCAAATAACACATCAAATCTTGGAGTTATCACAGATGACGCAACAACAATTATGGCTTTAAGTCCAGCAGCAGACGAAGATGATTTGGCTGGAGAATTTACAGTTAGACTTGCAGCAGAAGAATCACATAACCTTGAAACAGGGGATATCTTTGATATAGAGTTATCTACCCCAGATATAGTCTGGACAGTTGCACAAGGTAGCATGATTATACTTGAAGATGTAACTGACTAATGGCAACAGCAATTATTATTGATGATAATAAACAAAAATTAAAACGTATTGAAACGTCAGACTATTACAAAACCAAAATATCTTACAAGCCTGGCACGGTAGAGATAAATTACACTCTGCCTTTTAGAATAAGATTCACTACCATAACAGTAGAAGGATATGGTCCAAACAACGTACCCCCAATTCCTTTGCAGGTTATTGGATATAGCAACTATATACTGTAGAATAGACACATGGATAAAAAACCTACCATCT